TTGCCAGCATCTTGGTTTCAATCACGAGAGCGGGATCAGTCAGTTCCATCCAGCCGAAGCGTGTCTTCAGCAGCCGGTCTAATACCGCCCAGTTCTCCAAGCTGACACAGTCGTTGTAGTTGTACCATTGCGTTTCGCCAGTTTTCGGGTCCAAGCCAATGATCCCCCAAAACTCCTTGCCCTGCTGCCCGATGACAACCTTGCACGCGCCCTTCGCGAACACCACGCGGAACACCGGGCGTTCCTCCTCTTTCCTACCGGTATAAACCAGCATAGGGAAGTTGTCTTCATACAATGATTCCATTTCAAACGGGGCTTCACACAACGCTTTGTAGTCGATTCTCTTTGTTTCCATCTTTCTGTCGTTTTAGAATTATCTGTTTGTCCCGACTGCGGTCTCGCTCCGCTACGTGCGAGTCATAAGCTCTCTTGGCCGGGTGTAAGGGTTAGCAGTCTTTATATGTCGCGATTAAGATTTCTCTTTGTCCCACTCGATGCACATCTGCTCGCAGATTGGCACAGGGTCGGGATAGGTGATACCTTGACTTCGGTTCTGCTTGGCCAGGCTGGTGATCCGTCGAACCACGTCTTCGCTGACAGATGTCCCGGCATAGACCTTGCGCACGTGCGGATAACTAACATCTATACCTTCTGCCACCTCTGCCAACTCGTTCCGGCTGATATAGGGCTTCACCCGCTGCTTCCATTCCTCGAAGAACGGGCGGTACTTCGGAAGGGGCAGGCGCTGGCGCTGTTGTTGCTCCCGCATGCACTCCGCCTCGCCCTTGATCCGATACTGCCCGGTCTGGCGGAGCTGGGGAAGAACCTCACCGGCTACCCAGTTGACGAAGGCATCCGCCTGCGGCTTATTACTCCGGAACGCCAGTTTGTAGAGGGCCGCTTCGTTGATGACTGACAACTGTTGCACACCTCCGCCGCGATCACCAGAAGAAGGGGTGTTAAAACTCATCATCCCTTTCCAATCATCTGGAATATTGGATAATGTAGCACCGCTCCAAGCGATATCTAAAGCGTTTGCCACATCCTTGGCTACAAACCAAGGTTCGTTGTTCAGTTGCTGCGTGCGAATTGTTACGTTCGCCTCCTCGTTGTAGAATAATTGCAATTTGTTTCCCATTTCAATTCGATTTAAATGATTGTTACTTCCTTATAGGGGTTATCCACCTCTTTCTTAGTGATCTCGAACATTTTTCCTCCATGATTTAAGGCATACGCCCGGATTAACTTGGCTGAAGGGCTATTCGTTTCAAACCGGAGCGCAGACTGGACGGTCCTCTCTGTTACAGCCAGTTTTTTGGCGATTTCACGTTGTAATACCAGCGTCACAGTGATCTCGTTTCGTTTTTCTTCCATATTCGTTGTAATTATTATATGTTTTGTTCGTACTTTTATAGCGTCTTTCTATTGGAAGACTTTGCAAATATGGTTGATAATTTTCAACCATGCAAATAAAATAGAGATAATTTTCAACTAAAATGAAGACAATTTTACAGCGTATAGAACAAATAGCTATAAATGAGGGGATAAAAATCACCACATTTGAAAAAAGTATTGGTGCAAGTAAGGGAGTATTATCCAGGGCTATTAATAACGGAACCGATATTCAATCAAAATGGCTTCAGTCTATTGTTGAAAATTATCCCCGATATTCGGAAGCATGGCTCCTTACTGGCCGTGGCTCTATGCTAAAAGAAGAGCCAAAATCTTCTCAAGTGGATTGTGAACCTTCAGTATATGCAAATACCGATCTTGTTCGTATCCCGGTTGTCGATATCTCTGTTGCCGCCGGATCAGGATTCTGTAATACGGATTATATAGAGGAAGTGGAGTCTATTTCTATGCCTTCTTCCATGGTAAAAGACGGCAAGCAGTATCTCTGTGTGCGGGTAAAAGGGCATAGTATGGTTCCTTCTATCCTTGATGGAGGTTATCTGATCATTCGCAAGATCGAACGTTCTGAATGGGAAGGTATACGTGATAATTATGTATATGTGGTAAGTGACACGGAGGGGCGTTCGTATGTCAAACGTCTTAAGAATCGGTTGCGTCAGCATGGCTTTATCGTTTGCATGTCTGACAACGCGGATAAACAAAATTATCCCAACTTCAACCTATATGAAGAAGAACTGAATACAATATGGTATGCGGAATGGTACTTCAGCGCAAAGATTCCCAATATCCAAGAGGTCTATTATCGCAAACAAGGCGAACTGGAAGATCGCTTGGATGAACTGACGGCCCAATTCCAACAGTTTCAAAAGGCTTTAAACAATAATAATTGATATGAGAACAGTTGATTTAAACGAGATATCCGAGTTTGAGAAAGAGTTCCGCCGCCTGCGGTTCAATCCGATTTACTTTTATGAGTATTATTGGAAAGAAAAACATCCAGACGAACCGGAACTGACACGTGAGCAGAAACAAAAGTTGTATGACGAATACCGTGGAACCCCTTTCTTTCAGGATTTCGGGGAGGCCATCAAGCATCAAGAACGAATCAAAGAGCTAAAAGCCCAAGGCTATGAAGATTGGGAGATCATGGGGTAACACCTCCAGTTATTATTCCACGGAATAGGGCAAACCGGATTTGATATAACGGATAATATTATCAGCCTCAAATGCGGTTCGATTGCCGTCCGGATTATGGTTGCGGTTCACAAGTAGCCTTAGAATGATTTTCTTTCTAAGGCGCTTTTCTTTCCATTCTTTTATTTTTGATATAAGGCAACTTATGATCATAAAACACCTCCTTTTTTTGCAAATTTAGCCATTTCCCCGGCATTATCTATACCTAAACCTAATAAAAAATACCATAACAAATTGTATTTCAATTAAATATAATTACAACAACCATTCCAGCCCCGCAAAACTATGGAAATAGCCCCCCTCTAATCATATCTAAACCCTATTGTTTTAACTGAATTTAACCCAATAACCCCCATCCGAACGGCTCGTTTTTTACGAAAATACTATCCCCAACACTATCTCCAACACTATCCCCAACCCCAAAAACGCCAAAAAACGAAATGTATAGGTTGGAGATAAAAAAAGGCAGCATTCCAGCTAAAAAAGCCGAAACACCGCCCCAAAACGGATTGAAACTGGATTATATATTTAAACTATTGCATTTCAACTATTTGCCACCCCTAATCAGGTGCGATTGTATGATCATAGCCCGTTTGGTCACTTTACAGCTGCCATCCGTCATTCCGGCATGTAAAAGGCTACTCTTTGTGATCCCTATTTCCTCCTCTGTGAGGATGTCGAAGATCGCTGAAATAGACCCGAAATAGTAGTTCTTCTTCTCAAATATCAGATGTACATGTATAACTTTCGTCATGTCTTATTTAGAATGTTTTATGCTACAAATATACCAAATAATTATTATTTGGAAGTTTTTGAATAAAATATTTTTTCTTTCATCCACCAAACACCTGCCATCAGACATCAGAAGGAGGCCGTTTAAAGCCTCCTTCTGATGTCTGCATTCAAACCATTGTACTAACCCCAAAACGCCTCGCAGCACCTAAATTGTGCCCAAAATAACTTCAAAAAAAACACAATGGCAATATCACTATCCCCAACGTGAACAAATTTCCCATTTTCCTCCTACAATTTACGTTTAAATGCGAACCAAATGCGAAGCATTGTGATTTTTCGTTTTTTCTCACATCTTCCATTATTATTTGTATATCAATGTATTACATTTTTACCCTTGATTTTTCGTTTTTCTCTTTATACTTTATGGGAACAGTTTACTACTACATATAATTTACTTCCATAAATTTGGATATCATTACCTACATCTCCCAATTCCTTTACGACATCCGGGTTCCTCTCGGAATAAAGATTCCGTATATAATATCCGTTAACAAAATCCAAATAATCGAGCGTGCATTTATTGCTGCCCATATTCCCCTCATTCACCAAATACATTCCGACAGGATCAGCATCCGGTTGTATGCCATCCCCAATCAACTCGTATTCCGAAGGGACGACAATTTCAATCTTCCGACAAGAAGAAAAGGAAAGGATAAAGATGCTTATATAAAATAACAGCTTCATACTCATCGGTATTATAATTCGACCGTTAAAGACGCCCGATAATTTCGCTTGGGCATAGGATAATTCAAAATAACATCATAATCTTGACTCAACAAGTTGTTGACCTCCAAAGATGCTTTCAGTGAACCAAATTTCATTTTGAATTCTTTAGACAAGGAAATATCACTGGTATACCAAGGTTGTGTATAGTTGTATTTGATATTTTCCTGTTGGTTATAGCGTTCCCCCACATAAATAAAGCTGTAATTCAAGTCCCAGCCTTTGTAAGATGCTTGGGCGATAGCAGATCCGCTATGCCAGGGTATATAAGGGATCTGGTCTTTATAATAATTATCGGAAGGATCGGTATAATCTTGCGCCTTTTGATAGGTGTATTGTACTTTCATGGTAATGAACAAGTCTTTCCAAGGATTAATCATCGTTTCTGTACTTATATCAACACCTCGTATTTTCACTTTCCCCAAATTTAACATCGTCCAACGGAATTGTTGTCCCTTCGGATAAGCGATTATCTTGTCCTTCACATAATTATAATAGCCGTCCGCTTGTATCTTAAAATGGCGAAATAATTTATTCCCCCACTGTTTTTGGTATACGGTTCCTAGATTATATTGCGTGACATATTCGGGATCCAGCTTGGAGTTTCCCATATCAGCATAATACAGGTCATTAAAAGTGGGCATCCTGAATGTTTTTTTATAGAATGCTCGTAGACTAAAATCATGTTTATCAAATGGCTTATATGAAAGAAAAACAGCAGGAGTAAGTATTTGCCGGGCTTTGGGGGCTGGCCCTTCTTTGACCCGGTCGTTCACAAACGTCGCCAAACCGCTTCCCTGCAACTTTACTTTTCCCAGGCGAAGAGCCGTTGCGATCGACAGCAGGTTGGTAAAACGGGTGGGGAATACAAAACCGTACATATCCGCTTTCATCTCATTCCATTGAAAATCGTATGACATGGAAACGTCCCAGAATGGGAAAATCGTGTACATATTGGCTGTAGAAACATAAACCTCACGTTGTTTATAAAGATTATCCACCTCGATCAGTTTATCGTCATTATTTACATAGTGTGTACGATAAAAAGCGTATTTTGCGTTAACCTGTGTTTTGAATTGATCGTTCACCTCTTTTACAAAAGAGCCCTGAAAAAAGGAATTGGTATCCCAGACCCGTTCTCCGCGACGCCACACGTTATTGACAATAGCGCCGGGGATACCACGTTCAGAATTATAATTATAAACTTTTGCGTTCCAGGTTCCTCTTTCGATTGTTCCATACAATCCCGCTTCCAAGCGGGTTGCGTTGATATCCCCGTTTTCCCGCACGGCGGTCGTATCGTATGCGATCTCTCCGGCCGGATTGACACGACGGTAACGGAACTTGTATTTTCCGCTGGCATTCAGCCATTCTGCACTGAACGAGGCGGCTACATTCTCGGATATTTTATATTCAAAAAGAGCCGAAGGATTGATCACATCAAAAGATCCGGCTTTCATGGTTGCCCTTAAATTCGTGTTTTTTCCGTCCTCAAATTTAGGTCTGCGTGACCTAAGATAGAGCGTCCCTGCCGCACCAAAATCCTTGGCGGACTGGAATATCTCGCTTTTCTGTCCGTTATACAGAGAAATTTCCTCGATATTGTCCAACGAATACATGCCCAAATCGACCTGCCCGTTCTGAGCGTTGCTCAATTCTATTCCATCGTAAAATACCCCCATATGATTCGTTCCCATGCTACGGATATTCACTGTTTTTATACCGCCTACACCTCCATAGTCTTTCAATTGTACCCCGGAAAAATAACGAAGGGCATCTGCGACACTGTGACTGTTCAATTTTTGAAGTTCTTTGCCTGACAATTTTTGAGAAGGTATGACTTCCCTGAAACTTTTAGCCACAACGGTTATTTCATCCAAATGTTGGATGGAATCCAATCTACTTTGGGCATACACCCATAGAGGGCATATCCCTAGCATCATAACCATAAGATTTTTTCTCCTTATGGTCTTAAAAAATATTATATTCATCGTAATAAGATATTACTATCACCTTATCCGAGGTGACGCATAATTCAATTATGGCAGGTTTTCTGACTCATCTCCCTTTACTCGGCAATCACCTTCCCAACCTTTCCTAATATTTATGGTCAGTGGTTCGTAGAACGCCCGGTTTTATTGATTTACAGCTACGGATACAGTTCCAGACTTACACTGGATTCCCTTTTACCGACTTAACTATGGACATAATCAAGTCACACCATAATTTATGCGACAAAAGTAAATGAAATAAATTTAAATTGAATATAAAATTAAACAAAAAGATAGAATAGTAAATAGATGCGGTTTAAGAATCTTGCTTTGTGGTAATAAAAGATCGGGCTGTCATCCCAGCCTCCCTGCTTTTATTACTCACATATTCCTGCAATAGAACAACTCTAGGGAAAAAGCGATCCGGTAAAGATGAGGACAAAATGTAAACGGTATATGAAGTTTGTTGCTTATTTATTAGTCGTACATTGTATGTTGGTTAATAATCAGATAATTTACAACTTTAATATAAGCGTGGACGAAGACCAATTTTAGCTGGTTCATGAATTTGTTAAGAACGTTCGGTTCCTATGCCCTCGCATCTGAAATTTGAATGCCTCGTTGAAGCTCCCGATCCCACGTTGGCGTGGTGGGCTATAGGCTGTATTCAACCAATATATACTTCGGTTTATAATCACAAGTCAGTCTTGAAAAGTATTGGCACAGTGAGTTCCTATAATCAAAAGTAAATCAAAATCTTATTGTCTCGGGCGTTGCGGCTTCGCTTTCCATGGGTATTTTCCTTACGACAAGTCGCGGAAAATACCCATGGAAACAAACGCCCGGACAATGATTTTGATTTCGGGAAGGATTATAGGGACTCACTGCGACCGACGCGACGCATAACCGTGTCATTGATAAAAAGGCAGGCCTCCTTTATATCTCCATAAAAGCAGGTGGAATAGCGAAATACATGGGTCCGACAATATCTTGTGAGAAAAGATTCCGCTCCATGAGAAGACAGGGACTTCTGCTCTCTCTGCTCTGCATAATCTTTATGCCTGCATCTCGGCTTCTTTGCCTTTCCGCATGCACTGTATCTTGGGGTTTTATCTTGTTCCTGCCATCTGATGAAATCTGATGACATCTGACGACAGGCGTTTGGAGAAAAGATCGTTGTTCCGCTATATTTGTTTCGAACCAATTGAATACGCTTATGGAAATCGTCACTATTGAAGCGACAGTCTTTGAAAGTATGCTGGAGTATCTGGAAAATGCAGCCCGGATTACAGATGAACTCTGTGAAAAGCTCCGTGAGAAGAGAATGGGGGAATGGTTGGATACCCAAGAGGTCTGCCTTCTGCTGGACGCCTCCCCCCGTACTTTGCAGACCCTCCGTGAGAACGGCACGCTGGCATACAGCCGGATCAGCCACAAGGTCTATTATAGGCCGGAGGATATACAAAAGATACTTTCCGCCATTCAAAAGAGAAAGGGAGGCCAGATATGAACGGGCTGCTGACCGGAAAGCATGAGAGAATCCTTGCCCTTTTCCGGAAACTTGATCATATGACAGACAGGCTTAGCAGCCTGTCCCGAAGCCACCGTCCCGTATTGGACGGGGAACATTATCTTACCGACCGTGAACTCTCCGGCAGGTTGAAAATCAGCCGCAGAACCTTGCAGGAATATCGGAACGAAGGCAGACTGCCTTACATCCAGCTCGGTGGTAAGGTTCTGTACAGAGAAAGTGACATAGAGAAAATGTTGCGGGATGGATACAGGAAAGCCCGATCGCCATTGTAAGGGAAGTCTGGAATGAGGTCAAAATGAATGGGACAGAAATCTGTGAAGACGGTTTCTGTCCCTTGTTTTATCTTGTTGCGACCATACATTACGGTACCTTTTCGTTTTTTTCCTGGTCGCATTCCTTTTTCCATCCGCTGTACCGTCCGCATTGATAGACCCTGGACGGCATGTTGTCGTCCGGCAGGGAATACATGCCTTTGGTTTCTTCCGAAAGTTTTCCGAAATCCCTGCGTACCTTTTGGTTGGTTATTTCCGCATAAATCTGTGTAGTACGTATGCTGGAATGCCCCATCATTTTACTGATGGTCTCAATTGGCACGCCGTTGGAAAGGCAGATTTCAGTCGCATAGGTGTGTCGGCTCATGTAATAGGTCAAGTGGCACTCAAGCCCGCACATTTCCCCGATGATTTTCAGGCTTCTGGACAGGCTGCAAGTGGCCGGAACCCGGAACAGTCTCCCATTCTCTCCCTCGCCTTTATATTTTTCCATGATTTTTAATGGGATGTCAAGCAGTTTGATACGGCATTCCACCTTTGTCTTCTGACGGTTGATGTGTATCCATTTGGAGCCGTCTGGAGCCGTGACGATATGTCTTTCGGACAATTCGGCCATTTCGGCCCTTCCCAGTCCGGTGAAGGTCGAGAAGACAAAGAGATCCCTGGTGTGGCACAGCCGGTAGGTGGGAAGATCGATTGCCATCACTTTGGCAAGCTGCTCACCTGTCAGGTGTCGGTGAAGTGTCAGGGGGATCTCAAGCTTGTAACCGGTAAACGGATAGCGTGACAGTATCCTGCGTTTGACTGCGAGCCGGACAATCTTGCACAGCAGGATCAGGTAGTCGTTCAGTGATATGGTTTTCAACTTCAATATTGTGGAAAGATAGAAATGGAAGTTTTCGATGAACTGCATGTCTATTGAGCGAAGTGTCACGTCTTCCACTCCATATTTGTATTGCAGGAAGTTGTACAGATGTTTTCGTGTGGTCAAATATCGGATATAGGTATGGTGTGTGCGGTCGATCCCCACACGCTTGGCGTACTCCTCGTTATGCTCGTCAAAAAGGGCCAGAAGATGTTCTTTGGGCTGAGCCTTCCCCGTAACCGCGTTCTTTATGATCTCAGCCGAGACGTACCCGGCTGAGTCCACGCTCTTCTTATAGGCGGTTCGTGCCTTCTCCTCCAGTTCCTCCAGTTTCCGATTCAGCTCTCTCAACTCTATGGAGGTTTCCGGATTCTGTCCGTGTATGACGGCACGGCCCTTATTGGCATCCCAAAATTTCGGCTGCACGTCCTCTCCGGTGGAATACTGGCTTACTTTCCCGTCAAGGGTGATACGTCCCATGACGGGGCATTTTCCGTTTTTTTTGATTTTCTGTCTGTTGATATAAAACAATAGTTTGAATGTGCTTCTCATTCTTACACTCCTTCCATTGGGTTTAATATTTCTTTTCTTTCTCTTCTCCGCATCTCTCTTAAACTCATGTCCTTCAGAATAGTGGATGGAGGCTGGTCAATGCCGGACAGTGTGTATTTGCCGGTGATCTCATGCTCTAGTATCGTCACATCCCGGTCCACCTTCTCGTCGGTCACTTTAGCATAGCGCTGCGTGGTGCTGATATTCCTGTGCCCCATAGCTTTGCTGACAGTCTCGATGGGTACGCCCTGTGAGAGACAGATCTGGGAAGCGAAACTGTGGCGGGCCATGTGGAAGGACAAGTTACGATCGATGCCGCATTGTGCGGCCATCTTTTTTAAGTGAATGTTCATGCTTTCCTTTGTCAGCATGGGAAACAGCTTCCCGTCTGGTGCCACCCCCCTGTATTTCTTCATGATTTCTATGGCGATGTCCAGTAGGCGTACGTTTTCCGGGGTTCCCGTTTTCTGCCTTCTGGTTTCTATCCATAAGTTCCCCTCGTGGTCCCTCACCACATTCTTTTCCGTCAGGTTGCGCATGTCACAGTAACAGATGCCGGTGAAGACGGAAAATAGGAACATGTCTCTGGTGAAGTTACGGTTGGGTGTATCAAAAGTGGTGCCCATCAACCTGTCCAGTTCTTCTCTGGTAAGAAACCTCTGTTTCTGCTTTGGCTTCATGGGGGAGAAGTCCTTGAACGGGCTGAAAGGCACGATGGCTCGGCTCACGGCGATTCGGGCGATATGCTTTAGCCTCTGGATGTGCCCTATGGAGGTTCCTGCCTGAAACTTTCTGTCGATGCGAAGATACAACTCGAAAGCCTCGACGAACGATTCGTCCAGTGCCTTGAAAGGGATATCCGATACCTTATATCTCACCTTGATGAACTCCTCCACGAAGTGGAATGTATGCCAGTACAGGTAAAGGGTGTTAGCGGCACGGTTCACCCCGACACGCAAGGCGTATTCCTCATTGTGCTCACGGAACAGTCCCAAGAGAGTCACCTGTTTCTCCGCCATACCCTGGAAAGCGTCACGTATCTGTGTGGCGGTGATGTCATCGCTGATTTCCGCCAGTTCGCTGTATCTCCTTTGCAGCAGGAGCATCATCTTGTCTATTGCCCTGTTGGTGGCAATGGCCATCCGGCTTTTTCCCGTACACCGTTGCGAGGTGGCGTTCCACAGTTTCGGGTCCACTCTTATTTTGCACCCGAACTGTGTGGTCGAATTGCCCGTAGCTTTTATCATGATCCTTCCCATCAGCGGGCAGAGCCCGTCCTTTCCCTGCCCGTTCCGTTTAAGATAGAGCAGCACCTTGAATTCTGTCTTCATTCCTTTCCTTGTTTAAATTGCAATATTATAAATTGTTACAAGGATTCCCGATATGAAAAGACTGGCAAAACGGTGAAAAAGAACCCGATTGGTGGTTTTCCCTTGCAAGGGAAAATGGAGTTCACTAATACTACACTGTGGTATGGAGAGAAAATCCATGGTTTTCACCAGCTTACCCGCTCGGAAGCAGGTAATGACTTGGTAGCGGAACCGTCGCAATATATTTCTTTTTTGGGTTATTCAGTCAATGTGTAGAATAATGAAATATCGCTATATCTCAACGGGTTATGTTTTGGATGCGGTGTTCTTCCTAAAAGGGATTACCTGACATTTTGTTGCTTCACCGGGCTTAGCTACATTGACATAAAGACGCTCACCCATGACAAGATACAGCGCATGGACTTCGACGGCGAGGAATGGATCATCACCCGGCGCACCAAGACCCGTGTATCGAGTAACGTTCCCCTCATGGAGATTGCCAAGGAGCTGATAGAGAGGTACAGGGGGCTTGCCGGGGGCGACCTTGTCTTTCCCATGCCCAGTAACAGCGTGTGCAACACCCACCTCAAACAGATAGCCAAAGCCTGCGGCATCCACAAGGAGATCGGCTTCCACCTGAGCCGCCACACCTTCGCCACGACCGTCTATCTCTGCAACGGCGGCACCATCGAGGCGCTCTCCAAGATACTCGGGCACAAGCACATTTCCACGACTCAAATCTACGCCGAGGTGACCAACAGGATGGTAAGCTCCGATTTCCGGGCGATCTCCGGCAACCTCGCCGCCATGCAGCGGAGCGTGCTGGAGAAGAAGGACAGGAAACAGGACGGGAAGCGGGTGCGCCGCTCCCTCCGGGAAACGGCTTGACGCCTTTCCCCGGTGCAGAATGCGGCAAAGGCAGGAACTTCCGATGCGGTGTCCCTGCCTTTGCTGCATTTCCCGATGCACACCCCCGTGCGCTTATGTTGGACTTTTCCCCCGTTTGCGCTTTGGGCGCATGTCCACGTAGTTCTCCTCCAGCATACGCAGCAGGTCCGACTGGCGGTAGAGCGTCTTGCCCGGCAGCGATATGTACGGGATCAGCCGTTGCGTGCGGTAGTCCTGCAACGTCCTCGGCGTGATGTGCAGCAGCCTGCACACATCCTCGCCCGTGAGATAGACCTCACCGTTCATCGCCGGGCGGAAGTGTGCCGTCACCGTGTCGAGATACCTCATGCCTTCCTCCAGTGCCTCGAAGTACGCCCGTACCTCTTCCGTGTCCCTTGTGATCACTTCCATCTCACTCGTCCTCCGTCATTTCCCGGCTCATGGCTTCCACGAACGCCTCCACGTCCTCCGTCCGGTAGTAAATCTTGTGGTTGATCTGGCTGTACGGCAGCAGCCCCCGGTCACGGTAGGTCTGCAATGTCCGCTTGCTGATGCCTAATTTCTCGCACACGTCCGCCCCGTCCATCCAGTTCATCTTTTCGGGCGGGCGGTAGCGGGCGCAAAGCTCCCTCACGTGCTGTGAGAAGCTGCCGAACCGTTCCTTCATCTCCTCGAAGGTCTTTCTCTCGATGCTTACTATTTCCATTGTCCCGATATGTTTTTATGGTTATACTTCCCTGCAAATATACCGGTCTGTATATGTCCGTGTATCAAAACCGTACCGCTTGTCCTCGTTTTGCTTCACGTTTGTAGCCTTGTCACGTTCCGGGCGGTGAAAAGCAGGGAGAAGCTCTACATATCCGCACGTCTTTCCGCATATTTTCCGCCCTTTCCGCTTGCCGTGTGCCGGACATTTCGCATATTTGTAACCGACCAAACATCATCACTATGGACGAGGCTGTCTTTATCGCTCAATACACCTTCCTTGCCACTCCTGCGGTCATCGAGGAGGAGAGCCGCATCTTGGGCAAGATCGCACGCCGCCTGCGCTGCGAGTACGTCATCCGTTTTGAGGACGACGGCAAGTTCTATTTCCTTTTGGAGACCCGTTCCGGCTACGAGGAGCATTTCGCCCGGTGCGGCTGGTACGTCGTCAGCCAGACCGACTTCAACAGCCGCCTGACCATCGGCATGGGCTTGTATGAGAGCGGGAACTTGGCGGGCTTCATGTACAGGCTCGATTCCGGCAGCGAGGACGAGGCACGTTTCTGGAACAATATCCTTGTATTCACTTTCTTCAATGACTTCCGCAAGGCGTTCTTTCCGCTCGACAACCGCTTTCAGGGTTTCTTCCGCTTGGACGGCAGCTTGTGTTTATACCTTTATGACTATTGCCCCGTCCGCCGGAACGACAAGATTACTTTCGAGGGGAAGAAGGTGTCGAACGCCGTCTGGCGTTTCAAGAGCGGCGAGCAGACCGACCTTTTCGTCAAACTCTTCTCCATCGCCGCCAGCCGCATCCGGGCGATTCAGGAGAACAGGCACCGTGCCGTGCTGGTTCCCGTCCCGGCATCCACACGGGAGAAGCACCGCACCCGGTACGAGGCGTTCTGCCGCAAGCTCTCGGCGGACATGGGAGTAGCCGACGGGTACGGGGCGATGACCGTCGCTTATGACCGGGCGCAATTCAAGGGCACGCACGGGAACGGAGACCGCACCGCCAATCTGGAGTTCCATCCCGAACGGTTCAGGGGGAAGTGCGTCTTGCTTGTGGACGACGTGCTTACTACCGGAGCTACTTTCATAGCGCTGCGGCGCAAGCTGATCGGGTACGGGGCGAAGTTCGTCATCGGCATGTTCCTTGCCAAGACGATCGCTTTTGAGGACGAGCGGAAGGATCTATCCATAAATGACTATACAAATCCAACAACATCGAAGTAGTGTCAGTAGAAAATGTACCAGCAGTATTTTTCCGCTATACTTGAAACGATAGCAGGCAGATGCGACAAAGCCGATAGCACTCCAACCAATCGCCACCCAGCCCGTAAGGATATAGTTTTCGGAAGATTCATAGCTCCAACTTAATCCTTCACAACCTATCGGGTAAAGCTCCGGATGCTTTGAGAATTGTATAGAATCAGCGACAGCCACCCACAGCAACAGCAGACAGCATAACCCCCATAATATCCTTAATACCAATCTTAATTTCATCTTGTTTTATTCATCATTTCAGGTTATCGTGAATGGTCCAGCTCGATGTACCAGCCTTCCTTGACGGGCTTGTACAACGTGGTGTCGTTGTACGTCCTGCGGTAAATCTCGTTTAGGTCGCCGTGTTCGGTGATACGGATGTTCCGGCGGCTTCTCAATCCGGGATCGTAAACGAAACTCTTGGATGTTCCTGCGTCCACGATGCCGTGGGAATAGTACGGCATAACGAGGCTCACATATACCGAATCCGCCGTTTCCCATTCCCTGCGGTCAACAAGGACAAAACCGCATCCAATCTCTGACAACAGGGAGTCAAGCAGAAGTCGGTCCGGCTTCAGCAGCCCATATACCGGGAAGTCTTGTTCGTCATTTGATTCATGGTATATATCGCTTTGCTCTGTTGAATCAAGTATAATGACCTCTTCCGGAGAAAGTGGCGGGTAGTGGAAACTGCCTTCTGAACTCTCTGCCATGATTTCGTACACCTTGCGGAACGCCGCCTCGTGCGTGGCAAAGTGGCGTATCATTTCCTCGTCGCTCGGCGGCATGGGCGGCTCGCAACTCACGACGGATACAGCCGCCAACAACAGTGTTATGACAGATTTCTTCATTTTCCTATTTTAATCTTCAATGCTTTGTCTTTCTTTTGACAACCTTGGCTTCAACAATGATAGCTCCGTTGATTCCAGCCATGCCGTATCGACAGTATGTCTGTTTGCCATCCAGTTTTTTTATCCGTACATTTTGCAAGTTATCCTTGATTGTTTTATACAACCTCCCAAGTTCGGTGGTGTCCCGTACAAACGCACCGTCATAAATCCACAACAAATCCATTCCATGTAATACATTTTTACTGCTTGTTCCCTGAAATACGGGCGATTGTTCCCCGATATGCGTATCTCATTGTCTAAAATATGCTTCAGGCATTTTCCATCCAGCGAAGCAGATATTGACAAGTCCATGTCTATGCCTTTTTTTACTGTCTGTCTGGCATTTGGTGTGCCTACACGTTGTAAACATCCATCTTGTGCAATCACATACGAAAGCGTGTAATGCGGGAACAGCCCTATTCCCTTGACTTCCACTCGCATCGTGTCTTTATGCAGAAACAGGCGGTGCGCCGGTTCTCCTTCCAATCTGTAAGAAATGAAACTGCTTTCTGACATTTCATCACTCCGGCTGCTCACTTGCGCATGAGCGCAAAGCACACTGCAAAACAGCAATAGAAGCAGAACTCTCATATTCGGTTGGTTGATAAAATTACCTTTCGAATGTACGCAATAATAATTCATATATTCAATCCGTTAACATAAAAATCCCGATCACGTAATACATTATCATGTTCTTCCAGTTTTATAGCTACTTTAATAAGTAAAGAAATTGCCTTCACTCTATTTTGCCATTGAGTTTTACTTTCTCTTAAAATCGTATCTGAAATAAATCATGTTAAAATTTTCATCTTGTTCCCATGAATATCCGAACAGAAAGAGCAACGTGTTATCTGCCCCGGGCAAAACCTCTGTCAAACCGTTGTCAGACAAGATTTCTTTTACCTTGGGATATGTCAGATGAGGTAGCTCAATGTTTAATAGCGATGAGATGTGATTGCGTTGGGCATCATCTATATTCAAGTGGATGGCAGTAACGCTTGGCGGGACAGGGAGTTGTGTTGTCTCAAATTTTATTTTATCATCTGGATGTGCCTTGAAATACGTTTCAATCTTTCTCGTAACAGCTTTAGTTACATGTTGGCACAACGACAAATCACACGTGGACATTTCCATGTTAAACTTGAATGTATTGCTGAAAGCCTTCTGCAATACAGCTACAATACCAATTGGCTCGCTTTTGTGTAGCCTGCCATGATCGAATGGTGAGTACTTCGGGTGCAGTTCTTTCACTTTCCAATATCCCGCTCTATATTGTGTAACCCAGTCTCCAATATTGATTCTTTCCATGTTACTGTATTTTTGTTTTATATTTTCAACGCAAGCAGGTGTAATATGTAATCACCTGCATTTTCTGCTGCTATCTTCGCTTCAAGCCTTGATATGCAGCTATCTCTTTCGCTCAATCACAAATATATATCATAAGGACAAAACTTCGGAGCGTTCGGTCGTCTTTTTTTCAAGGTATGCTCAAAAGCAGTTTTTGCGGGCGGTTGTTTGGGCGTTCCCCTTCGGGTCGGGCTTTCCGCTGCAAGTCCTCGCTATGCTGTGGGCTTTTCCCTGCAATCCCTAACGTGGGTGAAAGGGCTTTCACTGTCTTGCATTTGCACCTTGGCGCACGGGCTGTTCCGTCCCGGCGTCCGTTTCCGACCACTCCGGCAGGCTATATGGCCGAAGCCGAACATCGGGCGGAAGGACAAACGGACCCACATCCGTCCGTGCCGTCACACGGGGTTTCGGCTGTTCGCCGAAACTTCCCGTGCTCCGTCCCGCCCGAAAGAGTTCCCCGGTGTTTGTCCGGCAGCCGGAACCTGACCGTGCTCACATATACTTCTCCCGCCCGTATCTCCTTGCCTTGGGAAACGGGTGTTCCCGGCTCTCCGGAAGGTTTCTTTTTCCTGCACCCGGCAAGTAACTTACCATTGACTGAAATGACTGACAGGGCATTTTTTCCCTAAGCTGATTGGAAAAACATTGACGAAGGTAGGCGGAGGTGAAAGCAAATCCGCAAAAAATGCCAAATCTCCACCCGCCGGGTAGTATTTACCATTTTTTCAGATGGTTGCAATTCACCTTTTCCGCTTTCAATGATGGTCAATGTTCTTCCCAATCAGCCAAGGGAAAAAAATTGGTTGGGGCGACAAGCGATGAAAACAGAGTAATAACGATTAAAATTTGTGAGTTATGGCAACAACGAACAGCACCATCGAAAAGATTGCACCGATGTTCACCGATTTGTTAATCAAGAAAATCGAGTGTCTGAAAACGGATTGGCAAAAACCGTGGATAGCGAGCCTTGAACAAGGTTTGCCCCGCAACATCAGAGGAACGCTCTATAACGGCGGCAACGTCTTGATGTTATTGTTTTACACCGAGTTTATGAAATTCACTTTGCCCGTGTTCCTCACGTTCAACCAAGCAAAGGAGGAGGACTTGAGCGTCAGCAAGGGCGCACGCTCGTTTCCCGTCTATTATTGGTTCAAGTTCGTGGTACACAAGGAGACGAAAAAGACAATCAAGTACGAGGAATACCGCAAGCTGCCCGCAACCGAGCAGGAAAATTACAAGGTCATCCCGCAGATGAAGTATTACAATGTCTTCAACATCGACCAGACCGATTTTGCAGGGAAATACCCCGAACGCTACGAGCGCATGAAAAAGGGAGAGCAGCCCGAAGACTATTCGGACGGGATGATTTACGAGGCGTTGGACGAACTTGTCTATCTGCAAAATTGGTATTGCCCCATCAAGGTGCAGTATTCGGACAGTGCCTACTATTCGCCCTCTTCCGACCATATCGTTTGCCCGCAGCGTGAGCAGTTCCCGCAGGGAGCGGAATATTACGGCACGCTTCTGCACGAGATGGCGCACAGCACGGGAAGCCCCCAACGGCTGAACCGCACGTTCGGCAGCTTCTTCGGGGATGCGCTCTACGCCCGTGAGGAACTTGTTGCCGAACTCACTGCCGCCCTTTGCGGTGCGTTCTTCGGCTACGCAGCCGCACCGCAGGAGAACAACGCCGCCTATCTGAAACACTGGCTCACCAAGCTAAAGGAAGAACCCGCCTTTTTGGTGGAGATATTGGGGGACGTGAACAAGGCGGCGAAGATGATTGCCGACAAGGTAACCGAACCGATGAACGAACCCGCAGCAGCCTAAACGGGACAGCAAAGAACAAGAGTATCAACCAACGGGCGGAGCAGTCCGCCCCACTAAAGACATAAGACGATGAAAACATTATCGGAAAAGGAATTTAACGGGTTAAACATAAAAGTTATGTTTACCGAGAAGGTGGAACAGGCAAAAAAAGAGCTGTCTCCACTCATGCAGGAGATAAGGAAGTACATGCCCCAAGCGGAATACGGCTACCACGTGGTAAGCGGTGAATACCCCGCATTTTACGGCGTGCGCATAGAGTTCACGTACAACGGCATCCGTTTTCATGTGTACAAGATAAACAAAGAGAACAAATACAAGATAGCCGCCGACATGGAACACTTTGAATACGTCAACCGCTACGACATCGAAAGGGCGGGCAGCCAATACGAAAAGCCGTGCAATATCGGCGTGTTCACCGCCAAGAAAATAAACGATTGGATAAACTACTGCACGCAGATATACAGGCAGGTGGAGCAGGAAAATGCGGAGAACGCCCGAAAGGTAGCCGACTTCTTGAAAAGTATCGAGAACGAACCCGTAAGCTGGGAACGTAGAAACTATGCGAAAGGAACGATAACCCGCAACGGCTTGCGCTTCACTTTCTACATAGAGAAAGAGCACCTCTCCTTTGAACTGTCCCTAAGTTATCGGGGAACGGCTGATTACGACACGTTCCGGCTGTTGGCTGATAACCGCTATATCCCGTAAGGGAACTGTTAAAGAACCACGGGCGGAGCAATCCGCCCGACAATACCCAAGAACATGAAAACGGCATTTGTTTACAAACTGATATACCGCCTAATCCTTTGGGCTTCGGTGGCTTATTTCCTTACCACCGCCACAGGGCAGCTTTTCGCCTTGTTGCTTGTCGTGGCTCTGTTTTACTTCGTGGCACGGCTTGTTTTCGCCCTTGCGTGGCGGCTGTTTGTCGGCTTCGTGTTCGTACTGATAATCATTCTTTTAATATTCTAATATTTACCGATATGGAAACAAGGACATTGACAGAAAACGGAACACCCGTTAGCAAGGAAAAGACGGTAGCCTTTTCGGGACACCGCACCAACCGTATAGCCAAGTTCACGGCAGACCGTGAGAAACTCTTCAGGGAGGTGGCGTTCGACACGTTCGCAGCCATCGAAAGTTATTGTATCAAAAAAGGCTACGACACCTTTTTGTCGGGAATGTGCGAGGGCTTCGACCTTATCGCAGCAGAGGAAGTATTGAACCTCAAAAAGAGATACCCGCATATCCGTCTGAAATGCGTTGTCCCCTTCAAGGGACAAGCCGAACGGTACACCCAAGCCGACAAGCAGCGTTACGACACCATCTTGGCGCAAGCCGATGAAGTGGTAACCTTGCAGGACGGATATACCGAGGGCTGTTTCCTGCGCCGTAACGACTACCTTTTGGAAAACTCCGCTTTTCTGATGGTCTATTACGATGCAGTAGCCATAGGCGGCACGTTCTACACCCTCAAACGGGCAGTAGAACAGAAAAAGAAGTTCGCGAACGTGTGCTATAACCGCAGGTAGCCCCGTAAGGGCGGATTTTCCGCCCGCTACTTTCTTTCGTGAGCCGGAGCGGGGAAAGAAAGATAGCAAAGAAACCGATTTCCCGAACGGAACGGCTTATTAAAATCAAAAAGAACAACTATAAACAATCAACTTAAAAATAACAGATTATGAAGACAAAAGCAAATCAATCAGCAGCAGAGAAAAACATCACGATGGTAGCATTGGCAGACATTCAGCCGAGCGGTTTCAACCCACGCAAGCGTTTCGATGAAGCAGCCCTTTACGAACTTGCCGAGAGCATCAAACGGCAGGGCGTGTTGCAGCCCATCACCGTGCGCCCCGTTGACGGGACAGACCGTTACGGGATTGTTTTCGGGGAACGCCGTTACCGTGCGTCCGTCATTGCGGGCAGGGACGAAATTCCCGCAATCGTAACCGAGTTGTCGGACGAGGAAGCCGAGGAAATGGCGATTACCGAGAACTTGCAGCGCAAGGACGTGACACCCGTGGAGGAAGCCGCAGCCTATCAACGGCTTATCGAGAGCGGACGCCATACCGTGCAGACCTTGGCGCAACTCTTCGGAAAGAACGAGAACTACATCCGCACACGGCTGAAATTCACCGCCCTTATCCCCGAAATCGCCGCCCTTTTGGAAGCGGACGAGCTGACCATCAGCGTGGCGGCTGAAATCTGCCGATACGGGGAGGACATTCAGCGTGAGGTGTACGAGAAGCATTTGCAGGACGAGGGAACGTACAACAGTTGGCGGGGACTGAAAGCCGCCGATGTCGCAAGGCGCATCGAACAGAACTTCACCACCGACCTGCAATACTACCGCTTCGACAAGACCGAGTGCGCCACGTGCGCACACAACACCAACAACCTGCTGCTGTTCCGTGATGGCGGGTGCGGGCATTGCGCCAACCGCACGTGCCTTGCCGAAATGAACGCATCCTACCTCATGGAGCGGGCTGTGCAAATCATGCAGACCCAGCCGGGCGTGTCGCTCTGCCGTGACCGCTACTGCACCAACGAGACGGTTGTCGAACGGCTAACCGCTTCGGGCTACGAGGTGGAGACCCTTGACAGGTACACCGCCTTTCCAAGCTGCCCGAAAGAACCCAAAGCCGAAAATTTCAACGACCCCGAACGCTACGGGGAAGCCCGCACCCGCTACGAGCAGCAATGGGCGGACTACATGGAGCAGGAGGAGGAAATCACCCGCAGGAGCGAAGCGGGGGAAATCACCGTCTATGCCAAAATCGGGCAGAAGGAGATTGACTTCTGCTATGTGGAGAACGTGACCGAAGCGCAGACAGCGGACGGAACGCCCGCACCCGCACCGCTCTCACCCGTGGAGAAACTGGAGAAGCAGGACGAGCGCAACAAGGAAATCGCACTCGAACGCACGGTGGAGGACACCAAGAAACAGATTCTCGAAGCCGACATCACGGGCGGCAAGTTCAGTGCGGACGAAGATACCATGTTGTACTTCTTCCTTCTGTCCTCGCTCCGTAAGGAACACTTCGCAGCCGTGGGGATTGCGGAAGACAAGCAGTATATCACGGACGAAGACAAGATGGGGATTATCGGCAACCTCACCGTGAGGATGAAGACCATCATCCGCAGGGACTTCCTTGTAGCCAATTTCAAGGGAGCATACGGCAACAACACCGTGGCGACCCTCTTGCTTGACTTCGCACGCAGGCACATGCCGGAGGAACTCGCCAACATCGAAAGGGAGTACAACGGGGTGTACGAGAAGCGGCATCAGCGCATCGAGGAAAAGAAAGCCGTCCTCTTGGTGCAGGAACGGGCAAGGGAGCGCAAGGTAACGCAACCCGAAGAAGAACCGCAAACCGAAGAGATTGCAGCCTAAGGACAAAGGGCAGGGCGGAGAAATCCGCCCGCTACTTTCTTTCGTGAGCCGTAGCGAAAAAGAAAGATAGCAAAGAAACCGATTTTTCAACTTTCAAATTTTGACAATAATGAAGCAGGAAATCAGACAGAACGGGAAAACCGTCCTTTACAGCGGGGACGGTCATAGCATCCCCATGATATTCAACAACCTTGTCGGGAAGAACCTCAAAGGCAGAGAGTATTCGGACTATATCGCTTTCGTAGCCATTCCCGACATGGGATTTACCTACGGGAAGATAGCGTATTATGCGGACGGGAATTTAATCGCAACGGGGGAAATCAAGCCATAACATTCCCCCCTCTATGTTTCATCGTCGGAAGTCCGGGACGGGTAGCGATCCGCCCGGACTTCTATTTTTACCCGCCCGTGGCAACCCCGACCACCCCGACATTTCGGACGCACTTCTTTTTCTTTCGGTGAGCCGGATGCGGACAAAGACAAAGAAGCAAAAAGAAACCCCTTGACCCACCGGATTTTTTAGCCAAGCTCCACACTCATATTTTAGCAAATCTACGGGGAAAAACAGACAAGTCGCAAGGCTGAACCTGACGGTTTTGCGCACAATCTCCACACCTTCGGGTCGTATTCCACGCAAAAGCCTTGCATGAAGTCCGCTCTTTCCCCGTGCCCCAAAGCAAAAAATAAATGTTTCACTTTTAATTTTTGCATTATGAATACACTGTCTTTTCCTCAAATCACCGTAAGTTACAAGGACGCTGACGCATCCAAGAGAATTAAAATCCACTCTTCCAAGGAGTCTTACGACATCCTCAAGACCTTCTACGAGGACTGTATGCAGCACCACGAGGAGTGCTGGGCGATGTACCTGAACCGGGCGGGCAAGCTGCTGGGCGTTTCGTGCATCTCACGCAGCGGGATAGACTGTACGGTCGTGGACATACGCATCGTCCTTCAGACGGCTCTCGTTTCCCATGCTTCGGGAATCATCCTCTCGCACAACCACCCGTCCGGCTCGACGGTGGCAAGCACACAGGACAACAACCTGACCAGCCAGTTGAAGAAAGGCTGCGAGGCAATCGGCATCCGCCTCTTGGACCACATCATACTGACCGAGGACACCTACCTCAGCTACACGGACGAGGGGATGCTTTAAGCGTCCCCTTTTTTTGTTCGCTATCCGTTTTGCACTTCTTTTCTTTCATGAGCGGGGCGGAAAAAGAACAAGAAGCAAAAGAAACCGATGGAGAAAAGGGATTGCCGGTTGGTAGAAATTTCTCACGACCGTTCCGGATAATACAAAATCCAATTACAAGTATTTAAAAAACCTTTTCAAATACCTTCTTTTACTATAAATCAATGATATTCCAACTTATTTTCGTATCTTTGCAAAGTGCTGTATTGCATCGTAACAAGTAATAATCAAGCATTACCAAATGAAGACTCTTGAGCAAGTAAAGAAAATAGAATCTGTGGTATTGTACGTACTGCGTAAGTTTCCTGAAGGGGTTGATTATATCAAGCTCTTCAAGATAATTTATTTTGCCCAAAAAGAATATCTGGTCAACTATGGCAAGGTGTTATGTCCTGATACCTTTAAGGCACGCACCTTCGGTCCGGTTCCGGCATTGTCTGACAAGGTTATAAAACTTGTCGAGTTGGAGGAGGAAGATATAGACTCTTATCCCGATTTGAGGAATTTCTACAATTCTATCCGTGTACAGGATCAGATGGTTTACGCTCTGGCAGAACCGGATATGGATTATCTGTCCCGTAAGGAATGTGAATATCTGGATAAATGGTACAACTATTGCAAGGACAAGGATTCAAAAAAAGAATTGTCTCCGGAATCGCACGATGAAGCGTACACCAAGGCTTACACGAGATACAAGGATGATCCCCAGTTGGGAACTCTTACAAATATTGAAATAGCCAAAGCCGGAGGTGCCTCAGAAAAGATGGTCGCCTACATCCGTGAAAAAGAACTGATGACGAATGAACTTTCTTGATGGATGGATACAAAAGAATCGACATTGGCACAACTAAAAGAGAAGCTAAGGCAGGAATCGCTTGTAAAAGGCATCGAAGACCTCCAAGTCGGTGATATTGTCTATTACGACATGGATCGCGCGGATGGCATCGTACCGTTGCCGGGATATGATACAAGGTTGAAATACGTTATTGTTGCCGGAGCAAAATCCAACTCAAAAGAAGTCTGTGCGGTACTCATAAACACAGACAATGACTATTCTTCCGCCCCGGATTGGCAAGCCGAGCAATACTGTATCAGACAAGCCGACTATCCTGAAATCCTTGAATATGATAGCTGGATTGACTGTACCGACCCCAAAGAACTGAAGGTGTCGAAAATCAAAGCTAAGGAAGCCGAGAAAAAAGGACGGCTTAATCCGCAGGATTTAGCCAATGTGATGAAACACCTTAAAGAGAACGGATTTATTGACAATCACACAAGAAAGGTCTATGGCATTGACAAATACGTGATAGAACAGTAAAATATCCGAAACAAGCCATGCCCCGTTACCGACTTATTCGTAAATCTGTAACGGGGCATTGCTTTCAGCTCCATTTCGTCCGGCTCACACTACATCTTCAATCCCCGTTTCCGCTCCTGCCGGATGTCGGAGAAGGAGAACTTCCCCGTCTCCTTGTCGAACTTCACCGACTTGTCCTTCTGCACGCCATCCGGCGTCTCCATCCGTTTCACCTCCAGCGGCTTCCCGTTGTAGAAGTCCGTCATTTGCCGGTAGCTGAACTTTTCCCCCGTCAGGCTTTCCATCAGGCTGTTCAGCGTATATACGCTGTCTTGGTTATGCACGCTCTCCGGCACGAACTCCGGGTGGTTCCTCACCCAGTCCGGGTACTTCGTTGTCGCCATCAGGCAGACCTCCGGCGAGCGTTCCGCCCACGGGATCATCATCAGCGACTCCCGGCTGTGGGCGGCGCACCTGACATACACCTCGGGAGTGAGCAGGCTTTTCGGCACTCCGCCACGCCCGACGGCGGACATCCCCGATGTTTCCACCGCCACCCGCACCCGCTCCGGTGTTTGCAGGTGCACGGGCAGGATGCTGATGCACCTGCCGTCCAGCGGCAGCAGGAAGTCCGCCATTTCGCCGTTCATCACCTCCGGGCGGATAGCCACCGCCACCCCGTAGAGTTCTTCCGGGTTGTTCTCCCGGCACTCCTTCAGCACCTCCATGCACACCTCCGGGAACGGGATATGCTGGACCAGCCCCCGGTGGAAGTCGTTCCCGAATCCTGCTTCCGTTTCCAGCGCCTTCCGGCACAGTTCCGGTGTCTTCACCTCTTCGGGCACGTTCTCCAACTGCCAGCCGTCCTCTTCAACGGCGGCACGGCACACCTCCGCCGTGCGGTCGTGCCTGCATATCATCTCCAGAGGCACCTGATACATTCTTTCTTCTTGTTCCATGTTTCTGTTTTTTCTTGTTATAAACTTGCTTAAATATCCACTGACAACACACGCATCCACTTGCCGCTCTCCTTATCCGTGGTCCAACATCTTGCCCGTACACGGCAACAGTCTCCTTCCTCTATCCGTTCCAGCAGGCTTTCCCCTTTATCACATTCCGTTTCCGCCAGCAGTTTTTTATCCGCCTCCGAGAGCAACGGCTCTATGTTCACGTATTCACGCACCTCCGGGCATTGCGGCAGCGTGTCCGGCACATCAATATGTATAAAGTATTTCCGGAAATAAAATCGGATTTTTCCGCTTTTTCGTTCCATGCTCCGGGCACGATAAGATGTTGGCACCTCCGTTTTCGCCCGTTTTTCGGCATCGTACACACGGTATCTTTGCAAGGTCAGCGTGCAGCACAGTGCCCCGTCCTTACGCAGGTAAAAGCCCCGTTCCGTCACCCGGAACAGCTCGTGCTCCATGACCCGGCGCATGGTCCGGCTGTCGTCCTTCAGGTCTTCCCAGACCTCACCGGCGGGAACCGTCTCCAGCATGGCAAGTACCTTTTCTGACAGCAGGCTTTCCGGATATATATTGTCCCCGGCTTGTGGTAGAACAATATCCGAGTGCCATTTCGAGGCATACAGGGCTTCGGAAAACTCCGGTATGTCGAGGTATAAAACCAGATCATTCCGTTCCATTCCCGTCCTCCTTTTCATTGTCCGCATTGAAGTCGTATTCCAGCTCGACCGCCTGACCGTCCGAGTCCTCCACCCAGACGGTGAAGCTGCTCTGCTCGTCCGACAGCGGGGTGAAATAGAGCCGGAACGTCTCTTTCTCCAGCGGGTAGCGGTCATTGGGCAGCAGCACCGTACCGTCTTCCAGTTTGAGCGTGCCTTCCCCGTCGAAGAGGAACCAGCGGATCGTGTACCGGGTGTCCTCCCAGCGTCCTTCCCGTTTCAGCTCGCACCGTATCTCCGCCGTCTCGTTCACTTTCAGCTCCTTCGGGACGGGCATCGTCTCCACCGTGAACGGGTATTTCGTCTGAATGTCCAGCCCGTCATTACAGGCTGCGACCAGCACGAGGGCGGCCACGATGTAGCAGCCCGTGAGTATTTTATAAATCATTGTCCTCATATACATTATATATTATATAGCAGTTATCGAATCATAAAACGTATTCCCACGCCGACCTGCGTGTGGAACTTCCCGCAGTCGCCGCCAAACAGCACCCGTTGGCGACCGTTTACCAGCAATACAATCTTGTCCGTCACGTAGGCGGACAGCTCCAGCGTCAGCGCACCCCCGTAGATGAAATTGTCTTCATCCGTGAGCCGGGAGCCGTCCGGCAGCAGGCTCTCGCCCCAATTTACCGTCTCGTACCCGGCAAGGGCGGACAAGCCCAGTGCGGCGAAGAATGTCTTCTTCCTGTCGGAAAGGAAGTTCAGGTAATAGCCGCCCTCGCCCGTGAACTGGCTCGCCGGATAGAGGCAACCCCGGTAGCCGTACCGCTTCTCCAAGTATTCCGCACCGACCACCCAATGGTGGGCGTTCTTCGTGTAGGTGCTCACCGCTATCCCGGCGTGGTAGCCGAAGCCGTCGCCGTTTTTCCAGCGCATGTTGTCCGACAGCCCGCCCGTGAGCTGTATGCCCCTCATTCCGGGCAGGCACCGTTGGGCGTGTGCCCGGTTGAAAGTCAGGCACACCCCGAAAAGCAGGATAATGAACAGTAACCTTTTCATCGTTTACTTGATTTTCAGTTCGTTAATCTGTTTTGCCGCCACGAGGTCGGCGTTCTCCACCCGGATGGTCTGGTGCCTGCCGCCGTCCTTCTCGAACAGCTCGATGACCAGCAGCTTGTCGTCCGGTATGGTGAACTGCGGGACGGCATACACCGTGCGCACGTCGCTTTTCCCCTCCGTCACCAGCACCTCGTTGTAGCTGCGCACCGGGTCGATCACCCGTTCCTGAATGGCGGTGCGCTTCGGCACTTTCTTGTCGACGATCTTGAACCGGATAAAGTCCGTCCGGAAAGCCACGTTCGACCTGTTCCTCGTTTCCGTGTGGAAATAGAACAGCCCGTTGTGCGAGTGGACGGATTTCAGGAGGAACTGCACCCCGAAGCGTTTGCAGCCCAAGTGCCGGATCTCCCGTCTGTCCTCTTTATAGATGCTCTGCATGATCAGCTTCACCAAGAGCGGGCTTTCGTTACCCAGTTCCCTGAAATAGATATTCATCCGGGTGTGGGAGAAGTCCGTCGTGTCCCCGTTCTCCAAAAAATCCTTCATCTCGATGTTCAGCATCTCCGGCTCATGCGCATACCGGGCATTGAACGAATAGAAACTTCCGTCCTCGCAGATAACGGAAAAGTTCGTTTCCCCCGGAAACCCCTCGGTGGTCGCCTTCACCCGGATCACATTCTCCGCACCGTCCGCTTTCCCGGCGATAATCCAATTGCTTCCCAAGTCCACGTACCGCACCGCCGAGGGGAAGATGATATGCACCGTCTTGGCGAACGTCACCTGCACCCCGTGGGGTGTAACCATCTGCCGGTAGGGTAGCTTCCGTGTAATCCCCTGATACAGGTCGTTGCCCGCAGCCCGCTGTATCGTATCATTCACTTGTGCGTTCGCACCCGTCACCATGCCCATAAGCAGGGCGACCCATCCAAAAATCTTTTTCATTTGTCCTTTCTTTTTAATGGTTTTATAATCTGTCTATCTATTGTTGTTTGGCGTAAAGCATCAGTTCATACCCTGCTTTCAGGTGCACCTTTACCGTGCGGAACTTCTTGGCAAGGTACTGGCTGCCGCCCTGCATCAGTCCACGGGTGATGTCCATCGCCACCTGCTGTCCGGCGCTCCGTGCGAACGAGATGCTCGTTCCCAACCCGCCGCCGATGTTCGCCATCGCCTCCTTTGCCGCTTCCTGTTCCAGTGATGAAGGGACAGACAAGCCTTTCTGCCCGTCACTGTCATACACCGCCAGCTCCACGGGCAGCAAGTTCCCCCGGTATTCGACGGACGACACCACGATATCCAGCCGTTCCCCCTGTACCTTTCCCGTACCCGCAACGAGCGTGTTCTGCGGAATCACAAGGTTTCCCGCTTGCAGCGGTTCGAGCAGCCGGAGCTTCACCGTCTGTCCGTCCATAATCGTCTGATCCCCGTGGATGCACGCCCGTATCGTGTTCTTCCCCATAGCGTACCCGCTGCCTACCGCCGTGTTGAAGCCGTAGTTCCTCGGCTGGCTGTGCTGCCGCATGAACTCCGCATCGCTCAGGGGCTGTTGCAGCCCCGATACCGTCCGCTCCCGTGCCGCCTGCACCGCCACGGCGGGCTGTCCCAAACCGTTGCCGTCCTGTCCGGTGGCGGGCACCTGCACGGCTGCGCCGTCCCGCCCGTTCTGTCCCATGTACTTGGCGGCAAGCTCGTAGCTCTTCTCCATCAGCGCCACCTGATCGTCGATTCCGCCCGCCTGCCGTTCCCTTTCTTCCAGTTTGGCGGTCAGCTCCTCCACCTGCCGTTTCAGCTCCTCCTTTTCCCCGTCCACCTTCGGCTCCTCGTAGAACGAGCCGAGCTGACGGTTGATGTCCCGGTAGGCGGTAACGGAGGAGCGGCTGCCGCCGCCATTGTCCGAATAGTCCCGGAACGGTTCCCGTTCCGGCTCGCTGTCCGGCAGTTCCATTTCCACCCCGTCCGTATCGCTCTCTTCGGAGAAGGCGAAGTCCTCCAGCGAGCGTACTTTCTCCGCCTGCTGTTTCTCCGCCTGCGCCTGCTCGTAGGCTTTCCGCTTGTCGCCGATGATCCCGTCGTTCTCCGGCAGGGGGATGTCGGCGTTGAACGCCCCCACGGTGTCCCGGTTCACGTCCCGCTCCTCCGAAGGTGCGAATATCAGCCACATCGAGCCGAGGAACAGCAAGCCCATCAGCGGATATACCATCAGCTTCTTCCGTTGCTGCAACTGTTTCGGCGTGAGCGGCTTGGCTGTCTTCTTCTCCTTTTTCCCGCCGCCCTTGTCCTCCTTCTTTCCGTTCCCCGTCTCCGGGGCTGCGGCATCCGCCACCGTCACGTGCTGCGTTGCCGTTGCTTTTTCTTGGTTCTGTTCTTCCATCATGTCAAAAATTTATGGTTGTCCTACATTCTGATTCTTCTCCCCGGAGGCTTCCGCCTGCCTGTCTCCCCGGTTTGCCGCTTGCCGGGCGGCTCCTTCCGTTCCCGTTTGAGCGATGCCGTGGGGCTTGCCCGGTTGTCCGCCCGCAGGTGCGCAGCCTTCCGTTCCCGGCTTGCCGCCTTTTCGGGGAACAGCCTCGCCTCCAGACCTGCCAGTTCTTTCGCCGCACGCTCCCGGATGGCACGGTTGTGGTGTCCGATGGCGGCTTCCGGGTAGTCACGGGAGAAGTCCCCGTTGTCCTCGCTCAGGTGGTAGTCCCACCTCAGCCGGGCGATACCGGCAAAGTCCTCCGTCAGCCCGTACTTCTCCACCATCTCCTTCGGTACTTCCCGCTGACCGTCCCAGCCGTGGCGGGCGAGCCCGTGGAGCAGCGCCCGTTCCGCCTTCACCGCTTCCAGATAGTCGCCGGGCAGTCTGCCGCCCGTCTTCCTCTCGTAAAGGGCGGCGGCTTGCCGCATCAGCTTTCCCCGCTCGTCCGCCTCCCGCAACTCGATCTGTTCCATGATGGTGTGGTTGTCGCCCCGCATCTCCTCGCTCCATTCCCGGCTCAGTTCTTCAAGCCTGCGGTAGCCTTCCGCCAGCCCGTGGCGGATGGCCACCGAGTCGTCCGGTCTCTCGCCTTTCAGGGCAAGCCTTTTCAGTGCGTCGAGGTCGCCCTCCCTCATGCAGCAGTTCAGCAGCCGGTGCGCCGCATCCCTTTCCGCCTGCGCTTCGGGGGATAACGGCTGCGGGGCGTTGCGCCTCGTGTACTCGTGCTCCAGCACCTTGTATTGCGCCGACAGACGCAGCATCGGGCTTTCCGCCGCCTCCCTCACGCTCCGGGGTGTAGATACTAATTGAAAAGTGCGCCAATATTCCAATTGAAAAGTGCGCCGCCATAGGATAAGTATAATGACCTTTGTA